GGCTGTGCCATAGTTCCATGCACCTACATATAAAGGGCCTGCACCCTCATAGATTGCTGGCACTCCACCTACCCCTGGCGTACATGAGCCAACGGCAACGCCATCGATATAAAGCGTGACAACACCAGCCACTCTATTGAGTGAAATATGGTGATAATTAATATAATCAGTCTGATAGGCATATTGAACATAAATGCCAGTAGTATTATTTGCTGTGACAAATGACATATAACCACCACCTGCAAGCAACCCTAGATACCAGGCATTGTTTAGATTTGCAGCTACACCCTTGGAGCAGATAAATGTATGTGTGCTGGCTGGCAATGATTGCTTCATCTTGAACCAGCACTCAACCGTAAAATCATTTGCAGCAAATCGTAGATTTGTGGTGTCAGGCGTAGTTAAATAATTAGCAGTGCCTGAAAAATCGCCGAACGCAGTGCCAAATTTAGGTGAAGCAGTATTTGTAACTGGTACCCCAACTCTGGTCATTGCACGTCCAGTTGGAGAGCTGTCTGTGAAAACCGCTCCGCCGTTTGCACCATCAAAATGCAACACTAAAGCTGGTGTTAAAACTGCGTTAGGTGTAACAGCATTTGATGCTATAGACTCAGCGCCAGTGCCAACGCTGTTAGTAGCGCTAACTTTGAAGGTATAAGGCGTGCCAGCAGCTAACCCAGAAACCGTAATTGGTGAAGATGCGCCGCTTGCAGTAATGCCAGACGGTGTGGATGTCACTGTGTAGTTGGTGATTGTTGCTCCGCCGTCACTCACTGGCGGAGAAAATGAGACGTTCGCAGACAAGACACCAGATGTTGCTGCGCTGATAATAGGCGCATCTGGCACCGTGGCTGGCGGAGGTAATAAATCCAAACGAATCACAATGTCATAGCCTGCTGCAAACAATATATCCTCTTCAGCCTGATTGTTAGCCTCGCCAACAACTTTATTAGTTAGCACCTGAATAGCTTGCAAAAGCTGAGTATTGTCGGCTTTTAATAAATCAACATCAGCAGCTTCGATTACATTAACTATCTCATCCTGAATGGCATTAAACCAGTCAGGTGTTAACTCCGTGGGCGGTCTGCTGGTCGCTACATCTTCAGCAACGAAAGTATTGTTTAAGTGGCCTGCGCCATCAATTTTGTGCATAATTTACTTGGCCTCCAACGCCTGTAATATCTTCAAACCATAAAAAAACGTGTGCCTGTTTAAAAGCATTAAGCGCATTCCAAACTAGCTGCGGATTCACTACTGATCTGTAATAACGCACCCTTAAAACATACCTAGCACGATGCCCCCATAATGCATCACCAATCTTGCTGCCGATTCTTGCAGGGCCAACTAAGTGATCAACCTGCAAGAGCGGAATAGAAAAGTTTTCAGTGGGCGCATCATGGCTCCAAAGCCTGTCACCAATATGCCCACCGATGGCGGCGGCTTTGCGGGGCATGGTTTCAGTCAGGCCATTAAGTGCGGCGTTTGCCACACGGCGATATTCGTCAATGTGCCAATTGTCTTGGGCTGGTTTATGTACGGTTGATGCATAGTCAATCACCGCTTGAATAGCGTCATCCAGCCGTGCAAACTCTTGAGATTTAGCCAGGATTAACGAATCACCAAAGCCACCTTCAGGCCAGCGCCATGCAGCGCCTGGCGGACGTAATGCCTCGTGTGCATTAGCAAAGTGGCGGGCGGTGTATTTAATTAGCTTCATCGCCTATGCCGCCTTATGCCCAAGTGATGCCATCAAATACAAGCACTTCACCTGCTGCTACGGCAATATCGGCTACTGGCGCAATGCGCGTGTATTGTGTGGTGACTGTAGCGATTGCAGCATCCAGCTCGGCCATTGCTAAAATAGAGGTCTCGCTAGTTTCAGCATAAATAGTAGTGTTGATGGCATTGGTAATATCTGCGCGGTTTTGCGCAGTATCGAAGCCAGGTAGTAAATCAATAGTGAATGCTACGTTGTGAACTAAAGGCTCTGTCACACGCCAATCAGCTGTAGCTGGCGCATAGGTAGTTAGCATAGCCTCTACTGCCTCAATAACAGCGGCAGTGGGCAAGCGGTTTGCTAGGCTGTTGCAAATAGGCCGCACAACTACTGTGCCAATGCCTAATGTATGTAATTGCACTAGGGCGGTGGTGACTGATGGATGTGCACGTTTTGCCCATGCACGGTAGTCATCTGGCTTGCCAGAACGTGCGCCTCGGCTCACAACTACTTGCCATTCATCCACCACACGTGCGCGCCAAGCATCTACAAGTTCCTGTTCTGCGCCGCCAGTTAAGCCTGTGACATTTACGGTAAAGTCGCTGTCAACGCCTGCAACAGGGTCTATTAGGGTTAAGATTTGCCCTGCAATTAAATTGCTATCTGAGCCAGTAGTGGTACAGCGTACGGTAATTGGGTTATTGCCAGCGCCTAGTGTCACTGCGCTTAATACCTTGTAATCTAGGCCGTTGCTACCGCGTAATAAGGTGTCGGCCAGCACCATGCTGCCGATATTGCCAGTGGCTAATACTATGCCAGTGGCTGCGGTAGCATCTAAGCGGCTCACAAAATACAGTGCAGCCCACACATAAAGCATTTCTAGGTCGCAAGTCAGTGGTGATATTTGTTTACGAATCCAGTCTAAATAGCCGTACACACCATGAAACTCACGTGCATCTGCGGCAGCAATAGCCTCACGCAATACCGCAGGCATCGCGGATAAATCAGCCTCTATGCGGGTTTTAATTTCTAGGTAACTGGGTCTGGCGTAGTCAGTCATGGTTTGGCTTTAAGCCTCACCATAACTTTTAGAGGGTTACAGTGAGGTTTTCATAATGAATTGACGTCCATTATGCTGGCCTGTGATTTGCAATATAACGCTGGAAACGTTTCGCGCGTCTGTGGTGTCGGTCACGGTAATGTCAGTCAGTGCGTTTGACTTGTCTTCTAACGCACGTTTAATCATGTTTAAAGACTCATTACGAGCCTTGTCGCCTAGTGCTTGCCTACGCACGTACCACAAGCCTACGCCGCGTGTTTCGTCATGCCACCAGCCACGTTGATCAAACGAATCTGCGACACGGTCTTCAGGCGCAATTTGGTCAGTGAACAATATGGCATACACTAAAGTTTCAGCTGCGGCCTGCGCGGCTTCGTCTTCTGTCGCATTTTGGTCTTCAGGTGCCAGGTCAAATACGCCATTATCAAGTTGTACGAGTTTTAGCATGGGTTAAATCTCAGGTGGTGAGTGTGGATGGTGCGGTTTAGCCACGTCATTGTCTTGCCAAGTTTCAACGCCTTGACCATCCCAGCGCTGGCCTTGGCCGTTGGCATCAAACTGATAGGTGGCGCGTGCATGTAGCTTGATATTTTCGGCGCGCACTTCAAAGTTAAGCGGGGTATCAATCAAAATGCCTGTACGCTTCAGGTGTACTTTTTGGCCGAGGTCATCACTGAGCGCAACTTCGCCCTGTGCCAAGTCTATCTGATAACGGTTATCACCCACAATCAAGGCAATGCCATAACTGCGATCACCCGATGGAAACGCCATATAAGGCTGGCAACCTTCCAACGGCCAATGGTTAAAACCATAAGGCTCTACGCGATCAACATTCGGTGGCGTTTCTGAATCCAATATTTTCACCTGAATTTTGTAACGGCCAACACGCACCCCGCGACCTTTCGCAAACAGCAACTGCAAGCGATGCCACACTTGTTGCATCATTTCTTAACTCTCCTGGTATGCGCTGCGCTATGTTTTTTAGCTTGCTTTTCATCGCCCACAAACGCATTGCGATGCATCACAGTGAGGTTTGATGTTGTGCCGCCCTGATCATCTTGCTCATAGCTGCAATCACCAATCAAAAACACGGCATCGATGTTCTCTTCAGGGATTACTACGCGAATCTGCGTATTGATACGCCAAGGTTCAAAGTTACCAGCCACGGTGACATAACCCCAGCCGAACAGTTCTAAATCAATGGAGTGCGCACGCGCCAGCCTGCGGTTACGCTCTAGCTCGGCGCGGCGTTGCAAACCGCCCAAGCCTTGGCCGTGACGGTCTGCCACAATGTGCATCGGCCTAAAATACGTAAGGCCAGCATCTTTAACCGTACCTTTGCGTGAGTTATTCGCCTCGTAATCAAAGCTCTTAATGATGTATTCGCTAAAGCGCAGCTTGTACTCATCATTAACGCTATAGCTTTTAATATGCTCGCCACTGACCAAGGTTGCAACTGGTGCGGCACTGCTTGGCAATGTGAGCATTAAGCCACCGTCTGGTAGCGGGTACAGCAGCATATTGGCAGCACGTGCAGCATTTAATAAGGCATTGGCCGGGCTTTCACATTGCATGGCAAAGTGCGGCACAATGGCCGTATCGCCAACGATCTTCACAGGCACTTTAAACGTGTTACAAAGCTGCTTTACAATCTCACTCAACTTGATACCGCTCAAGGTTTTACTGTACTGGCAATCCACCAGCTCACGCCCAAGCGAACGCGCATTGAAGCTGATTGAATGGCTTTTATCAGTCACGCTGCGGCGCACTGCATCGGCACGCACGGTGCTAACTAGCACATCATTAATCAGCACCTGTGCCACGGTGTTGGCCGTAAATCCCAAGCTGTTGCCAGCCCCTTGTGAGGTGAGGCTTAAATTAACTGAAGCGCACAGATCATCTACGGATTGGCGAATAGAAACCTTTTGCCAAAAACCAAAGCGCTGGTTATCAAAACGCACCTCTACGATGTTTGCCAGCTCTTTAGCCATATACGCGACCCACTACAAACAACGGGTGGCGCACGCCGTTTTGTGCAATAAACACCGCTTCATCAATACCCATCTGGTGCGCAAGCAATACACTAGGCAACGGGTTGGCAATATCGCGGATGATTTGCGGGCTGAGGTCTTGGTCAAGCAATGCGTCAATCAAGGCCGTGCGAGCTGACACAGCCGCTTGAAACACAGCATCGTTCATCTTTGGAAGTAGTGCATCGATGGCCGTTAATACATTGCTTAAAACCGCATCACGGCTATTGGCATTATCGTAATCTGCCAGCCCAAGCTGAGCAGCTGACACCACCAGCATTTGGCTACGCAGGGCAGCTTCTCGCGCGGTGTTGATTTTGTAAGTGGCTGAAACCGTCACCGCAGTATTGGCACTGGCTTCAATGGCTGGCGGGTTAATGGCCGTGCTGGTGATCCGCGCTACTGCACGGGCACGTGTGCTACTGCTCACGTCTTCATCCAGCGCATCAGCGCCGAAACCCAACACATCGGCAAAGCTACCCAGCGCGGCTGCATATTGTCCTGGTACTTGCATCAGCACATTAATATCAGTCTTAACGCCGCCAATTACATTCAGCACTTGATTCGCCCAGGTAAGCGGCAAAGTAGTGAGCGATATCACATTACGCAAGCCTTCAAGGTGCTGGCTAATATCGGCAATAAAGGCATTTAAGCCATCGTTACTCATCGGCTCTAAGGCAAAGTCATCCACAATAGCAGTATGCAGCTCGCGTACACGCGAATAAGCCACATCTACTTTATCTACCGTTGGCGCATAAGGCGCACGGCCACCTGGTACAAAGTCGATTGAAACTACGCAATAGCCACCTTTGTCATTACTCTCGCTGCGAGTCCAATCATGCGCGCGCACCCAAAGCTGACCTAACCACGGATGGTTTAACCAAACCTTGCCTGAAGACGCCAGTTTGGCTGTAAAGCCATTGGCTTCTAAGTCATAGTTTTCACCAATAAAGTAGGCATTAATGTGCCAACCGTCAGCCTTTTTACCAAACGCCTCAACCTCCACCTCATCTGAGTGCGGGAACTCATGTATCACCAACCGCTCGCCAGACTTCGCATCGTGGCTTTCTGTCAGGAACTCAAAGCCGTCAAAGTCAGCTTTGCTTAAACGATCAAGCCAACTCATGGTATGCCCCAAACGCTGCCAGTATTCATAAAGTTTTTAACAGGGCCAGATGTTGTGGTTGTTTGCGTTTGCGCTTTTAAGCCATCGGCCAGCTGTACCCTTACCGTTGTTTCAACCTTTGCAGGCTCGGCTTGATTTTTTTGAGGTGAGTTCAAGTACTCGTATAACAAGCCACCCGTGCCGCCGATGGCTGCGCCAATAGCAGTGCCTATCACTGGCACAAAGCTGCCTATCGTTCCACCAATAGCAGCACCATTCAGCGTGCTGTTTCCATAACGGCTAATAGCAGACTCTTCACCAAAGCCAGCATCTAGCGCATAACCACCAACACCAGCGGCAGCACCAAGAACACCTGCACGGCCAACAAGCTTACCTGCTTTGGGTAGGTATTTACCTGCGGTACGGCTAATAGCGCCACCATCTTT